AGAAACAAATAAAAAATTTACCATCAGACACTAAGAAAGAATATCTACGCACGATGCTGTTGTTAGATGAAAAGAAAAAAGATCAAGCGATCCGTGATGATTTTTTAACTTTTGTAAAATATATGTGGCCTGAATTTATAGAAGGCGAACACCATAAAATTATGGCTGATAAATTTAATCGTGTTGCAAATGGTAAACTAAAACGTTTAATAATAAACATGGCACCCAGACACACAAAGTCTGAATTTGCATCAAACTTTTTACCTGCATGGATGATTGGTAATCAACCTGATTTAAAAATAATTCAAGCAACAAACAATGCAGAGTTAGCCGTGCGTTTTGGTCGTAAAGCAAAAACACTCATGGACTCTGAAGAATATAAAAAAATATTTAACACAAGATTACGTGAGGACTCAAAAGCTGCAGGTAAGTGGGAGACAGATCAAGGCGGTGAATATTATGCAGCTGGTGTCGGCGGATCGATAACAGGTCGTGGTGCAGATCTACTTATCATTGACGATCCACACTCGGAACAAGATGCGATGAACATGGCTTCGTATGACAGAGTTTACGAATGGTATACATCAGGACCACGACAACGTTTGCAACCAGGCGGCAGAATTATTGTGGTGATGACACGATGGAATGTTGCAGACCTAACAGGTAAATTACAAAAAGCACAAAGAGAACCAAAAGCAGACCAATGGGAGGTAATCGAGTTTCCTGCAATCTTACCGTCAGGTAAACCAACATGGCCAGGATATTGGAAACGCGAAGAACTAGAAGCAGTGAAAGCATCTGTAAGTATACAGAAATGGAATGCACAATATCAGCAAAACCCAACAGCGGAGGAGGGTAGTATTATAAAACGTGAGTGGTGGCAAGTGTGGGACAAAGATGAATTACCACCTCTGATGCATGTAATACAATCTTACGATACAGCTTTTATGAAAAAAGAAACTGCAGACTACAGCGCCATTACAACCTGGGGTGTCTTTCAAAAAGACGAGGACAGTCCTCCAATGTTGATCTTAGTTGATATGATAAAGGACAGATACGAGTTCCCAGATTTGAGACGCGTTGCAAAAGAACAGTATGATTATTGGAAACCAGAGTCTGTAATTGTAGAGGCAAAAGCGTCAGGGTTGCCATTAACCTATGAAATGCGCAAATTAGGCATACCGGTTATTAACTTTACACCAAGCAAAGGAAATGATAAACATACTAGAGTAAATGCCGTAGCGCCCTTGTTCGAGTCAGGTATGATTTGGGCACCGGACCGCGAATTTGCTGAAGAGGTAATTGAGGAGTGCGCTGCATTCCCACTAGGAGAACACGATGACTTAGTGGACAGCATGACTCAAGCCGTAATGAGATTTAGACAAGGTGGCTTCATAGATCACCCAGACGACTACGAGGATGAAGCGTTGCCACAACAACGAAGGACGTATTATTAATGGCAAAAGCAAAACTAGGAAAAGCTTTAGCACTTAAGCTTAAAGATTTCATCGATGAGATGAAAGACAAGTATGCTATGACTCCTGACCAAACCAAGTCAGCCATTAGAAATTATGCCAACGAAGGTTATCTACCAAAAGATCCAAAAAGAATTTTGCCAGGTGATGATGAGCGACTTGCTTTGATGATTTCAACAAACACTATGGTTCCAGGTAGAAAAGCAGAATTCATGCAAGATATTTTTGAACAAAATGTTATGGACGACATATTGGGAGAAGCTAGAAAAGAAATTGACCTACTTAAACTTAAAAGATTAGACCCAACTAAAATGACAAAGCAAGCTGATGGTGGTCGTGTTGGTATGTTTAAAGGCGGTATATTAAAAGGCATCGCATCTTTATTCAAAAGCAAAGGCACAGAAGTTGCTACAGAGGGATCTGCTAAAATTAGTAAAATATTTACAGACAATTTGGTTGAGACGTTTGGAGCGAAAGAAGTCGAAGAGGCCATTCGTATTATTAATAACAAATACAAAAACCCAGAACTAGAAAAATTATTTTTTAAAGAAGGTGAGTCTAAGGCAGACGACTTAGTCAATCTCCTCGAAGCGCGATACATGGGCAGCACAAGACTACAAGCGCACCCACTTAGTTTTAATAGACGTGGACCAGGCGCCGCGGATCGTTACAAGAAGTTAAATGAGACTGGACAACGGCTCACGGATTTACCAGGCGGACCGGGCGATAAAGCTATGTATGGTAAAAATTTTGGTGAGATGAGTGAAACAACTGCTGGTGTCAGCGGTAGAAAAGTTTACGAGACACCACCAACAGTTTTTGATGAGGGCACGAGACTTGCTGACGAAGGTCAAACCATAGAAGGCGTTGCAGAAACCATGGCAGGCATGACTGATGAGAGTGATCAAATACTTAAAAACATGAAACGTATGGAAGCTGAAACAAAAGCCATGACAGAAATAGCAAAAGCAGAACAAGTACAAATAGGAGAAGCAGTGGATACTTTTAGAAGAATGCTTGATGATGGCGAAGACCCAGCAGCTGCACTAGAGTTTTTAAAGAATGCAATGAAGGTAACAAAACAAGCAGATGGTGGTCGTGTTGGTGCAAAAACAGGTGGACTTATGGCTTTATTAAAAGCTATGGGTATGAAAGCACCAGATAAGATCGCAGACAAAAAACAAATAGAAAATGTAATTAGAGATCCAAAAACAGAACTTGAAAGAAGATTTACAGATGATCCTGTAACAGGCACACCAGCCACTCCAAAAGATCAACCAACTATTGATGAAATTAGAGACATGATACAGAAAGACCCAAGATACAATAAACTAACAAGAGCTCAAATGGATATGGTCGTGCGAAGAGAAACTATCCGTGCAGACTTTGCATACAACATGGGTATCAAACCAGAGGAGGTCGGTGACGATATAGTTGATCTATTGTTGATGGAAGGATATGATCAGAGGTTTGGATTTCAACAAGGAGGGGTTGCTAATCCCAATCTTAGATTTAAAGGAACACCAGAAGAAATTGAAGAGGAGAAAAAACTATTAGAGGCACAATTAATTGACCCTTCTTATAATAGTGCAACCGGTGAATATTCTTTGGGTGGTGGTTTAAAAGTAGGACCTTTAGAAATAGAGGCCATGGCAAGAGGCATAGAAGGTGGTGATCCTACAATGCAGTATGAAGGTAGTTTAGATTTAGGTAATGATCTTATGTTACAAGGTGGTTATTATGATGATGCAATTATGCTGCCAGGTATGAGGTCACCAGACGATGAAATAAGACTTTCATTAACTAAAAGTTTTGCAAACGGTGGTACAGTGCCACCACAAAAAGGTCCGATGTCACAAGGCATGGGAACATTATACAGGAGTAAATAATGGCTATAGAAAAAGACGATCAAATAAAAATGCCAAAAGAGATTTTACCTGAAGAGGTAGAGCTACAAGCACAAGACATGAATCCAGATAGTGACATTGATGTGCAGATGATGGAGGACGGTGGAGCTGTGGTTGACTTTGATCCACAAGCAGGTGCCATGGAGGGTGCCATGCAACACAATTCAAATCTAGCAGAATTTTTAGATGACAATGATCTTAATGAAATAGCATCAGAGGTTTTAGAGTCTTACGAAGAATGTGCATCATCAAGAGATGAATGGGAACAAACTTACAAAAAAGGTTTAGACCTTCTTGGTTTTAAATATGAAGATAGAGCAGAACCGTTTCAAGGTGCATCTGGTGCAACACACCCTGTGCTTGCAGAGGCTGTAACACAGTTTCAAGCGTTGGCTTACAAAGAACTTATGCCATCAAACGGACCAGTGAGAACACAAATTATAGGATTAGAGTCATCAGAAAAAGTTGCACAAGCGCACAGAGTCAAAGAGTTCATGAATTATCAGTTAATGGTAAACATGAAAGAGTATGAGCCAGAGTTTGATCAGATGTTATTTAATTTACCACTATCTGGTTCTACATTTAAAAAAGTTTATTACGATGCAATGTTATCACGTAGTGTGTCAAAGTTTGTGCCTGCAGAAGATTTATACGTGCCATACACATCGACATCACTTGATGATACAGAAACGATTATTCACAAAATAAAAATGACAACCAACGATATTCGTCAACATCAACTTGCGGGTATTTTTAAAACCACTGAAATGGATGACACAGCTACTTACAACAAAGATGATATCGAAGAAGCAAAAAATAAAATGACTGGTGTTGAACCACGAGCAGACGATGTTTGTGTAATTCTTGAGGCACATGTGATTCCTTTTCTC